GCGTCCGGCGGCTGCCGTCGGGCGAGCGCATGCCGGAGCGGCGCGACGATCTCCAGGCGCAGGTCGAGGCGCATGTGCAAAGCGGCAACGTCACGCGCGGCGAGCCGGTGCGCGCCGCCGGCGCGGCCGACAGCAGCTGGGAGGACCTGTCGCGATGACCCGGCCGATGACGGAACGCGAGGCGCTGCGCGGCGTCGCCCTGGCGGCGGGCAATGCGCTTCCGGCCGTCCGCGATCCCGTGAAGCGCAGGGCCCTGCGGGAATCGCTGCGCGAGCTGGCGAACGTCCAGACGCGCGAGGCCGTGGCGGCCGCCGAGGCCGAGGACGATCAACCCGACGACGTGCGCAGCCGGCAACACAAGGACTGAGCCATGGCCGAAGCGAAGCAAAAGAGCCGCCGCCACGCGCTCCTGGGCAAGGCCGCGATCGCGGTCAAGCAGCTCGGGCTCGCGGACGAAGATCTGCGCGCGATCCTGCGCGAGCACTACGGCGTGGCCAGCCGGACAAAGCTCGACGTCGGCCAGCTCGAAGACCTGATCGAGCACTTCAAATCCAAGGGCTTCCAGGAGAGCGCGCCGCGTACCGCGCGCGGCTCGACCGGCAAGGGCCGCACCCAGGCCGATCATCCGGAGGCGCGTAAGATGCGCGCGCTCTGGCTCAGCCTGTACCACCTGGGCGTGGTGCGGGACCCGAGTGAGAGCGCCCTGGTGGCCTTTGCCAAGCGGGTCACGGGCGGCTCCCAGACCGGTCTCTCCGCCATCCAATGGATCAAGGACGCGGACGCGCAAAAGGTGGTGGAGGCGCTCAAGGACTGGGCGAGCCGCGAGGCGGGCGTCTGCTGGGAGCCCTACACGTTTCCGCACGGGAAGATGCACCGCCCGCGCCGGCGCGTCATCGAGGCCCAGGTCGAGCGCGCCAAGGCCCTCGGGGTCCCGCCCGACCGCATCGCCGCGGCCACCGCCGACGTCCACGCAATCGCCGAGACCTCCGACGAGGCGCACGACGCGGCGATCCAGGCCCTGGGCGCGCTGATCCGAGAGGCGCAGGGAGGAAAGGCGACATGAAGGCGCCGAAGTGGCCGCGTCTGAAGATCCCGGCCTGGAAGGCGGAGTTCGTTCGCGGCGGGTTGACATGCGCGCTCATATGGCCGGTCCACCGGAACCCGCCGGTTGACAACAGCCGGCTGCGCCTCGTCAGCGGCAAGCGCCAGGTTGACGTGTTTCCCGAGCCGCCGGCCGTGGACAGCGCATCCGTGACCATCTGGACGGCGCGCCCGCTCGCGATCACGGCCGTGGAGAGCGCGGGCGTCGCGCGCGATCCGGCGCGCGTGGCGGAACTGCTCGGCTTTGACATGATCGCCTGGCGGGCCGAGCGGAGCCTCGCTTACGACCTCCGGCGGCGCTGGCCGCAGCTCTTCGCAGCGGGGCGGATCGATACCTGGCTCGTGCGGGGGGAATTGCCGGCGGTCCACTCGATCGCCGATTACCGCGCGCGCTACGGCGAGCCCATTCGCGACCGTTATTTCGGCTGGCTCATCGATCACGCCGGCTGGCGCGAGACCGAGCGCGACGCCGATCTGCCGCCGGACATGCCGCGGGACCTGTTCGAATCCGTCGGAGGTGGGAAGGCGTGAGCGGGGGCCCGCCGATCACGTCGGTGCAGCTGCTCGATCTCGCCGAGTTGATCGGCGACGCGGCGGCGTTGCGCCTGGCCGAGGTGTATGGCGGCCAGGACAGCCTCTACGTGCCCAAGCGGCCGCGCCACGATCATTCGATGGCGAACGTGCTCGGCCCGGACGCCTTCGACACCCTCTGCTGGCACTACGGCGGCGAGCGCATCGACGTCCCGCGCAACGCGAACGCGGAGACGACCAAGACGCGGATTCTGCAGATGGACGACGGGACCGCCAGCCGGAACGAGATCGCCCGGCGGCTCGGCTGCACGGCGCGCTACGTCCGCATGGTCTGCAACGCCGGCAAGGATCCGGATCAGGGCGATCTTTTGTAACATCCCGCCCCCGGAAGTCTTTCCGCGCGTGTGCCCCATTTGTCGTGCGAGGCACCCTGCACCCGCTAGGCGAGCCGATGCCTCGCCGTGTTCAACCACGCGTGGGAGGAAGTTCCATGAACGACGAGAAGCCCTGGTACAAGTCGAAGGGCGTCTGGGGCGGCATCATCGCCGCCGCCGCGGCGGGCGCCAGCGCCTTCGGCATCGACGTGAGCGCGAGCGCGCAGGACGACATCGTCACGCACGTCACCAGCCTCGCCGGCGCCGTCGGCGGCCTTCTGGCCGTCGTCGGCCGGGTCATGGCGGACACGAAGATCGAGAAGAGCAAATAACGTGCTGACGAAGATCGGCATCGGCGTGGGCGCGGTGGCGGCGCTGGGCCTGGTGGTCTGGCTCTACGGCCGCGCCCGCGGCCGGCTCGGGCGGAGCCGGCAGAAAAACGCACAGCGCGAGGCGGCGAGCGATGCGCGTGACCGGATCGAGGACGTTCCTGCTGATAGCGAGCGTTCTGCTACTCAGCGGCTGCGGGAAGGCGACTTCTAGGGTCCTGCCCGAGCTTCCCGAGTATTCGGATCGGTTCCAGCAGCGGGCCGCCGAGGAAATGGGCGAGACGGCGCGGCCGTGCGACCCGATCCAGCCGCGGGGCGACTGCTCGGCCACGAAGCGCCTCGTCATCGATTATGGACACCTGCGTGAAGAGATCCGGGCGGTCGAGGAGTGACGGTGGTCGATTTCGGCTATTCCTGGGGTTGGCTGCTTGCGCTGCTGTGTCAGCTGCTCCTGATGTGGATCCAGTGGTCGGTCCGCAAACGCTTCGCCTCGGCCACCGACATCAAGGAGCTTGGGGACGCGATCCGTGGCGAGATTCGCGACACGACCCAGGACCTGGAACGGCGGAGCACGGATCTCGAAAAGCGGGTGGACCGCGTGGAGCTACAGCTCGACCGCGTGCCGTCGCTGGAGCATCTGCACGATCTGCGCCTGCTCGTCACCCAGGTCGAGGGAACCACGCAGCGGCTGAACGAACGCCTCGACGGCGCGGAGAAGCTGTTCGGCCGCGTGGAGACGGTGCTCAACCGGCAAGAAGAATTTCTCCTCAACAAGAACGGCTAAGGGAGCGTGACCGTGCCTGAATACCGCGACGTCGTGAAAGCCCATCGACGTCTCGAGATCCTTCGCGCGCTCGACCAGGACCCCAGTGGTCAGCACAACGACAGTGTTCTGCAGGGATTGTTGGACGCCCGCGCGCACACGGCCACGCGCGACCAGATCCGCACCGAGCTGTCCTGGCTGTCGGAGCAGGATCTCATCCAGCTGGAGCACGTCGGGCCCGACGCCGAGTACTATGTCGCGCAGATCACCGAGCGCGGCCACGAGGTGGCCATGGGCCGAACGAAGGTGCCCGGTGTCGAGAAGCCGCGGCCGGGGCGCTGATCATGGGACGCAAATCGTCCATGGCCGACCTCCCCGAGAAGATCAAGGCGCAGGTGAACTTCCTGCTGCACGAGGGCAATTGGACGATCGACCAGGTCGTTGAGTACCTCAAGGAAGCCGGCCATCCGCGCTCGCGCTCGGCCGTGGGCCGGCACAAGCAACACATCAGCCAGTGGTCCGAGAAGCTCAAGCAGTCGCGGGAGATCACCGACACCCTCGTCCAGGAGATCGGCCCGGCCGCCACGGACGGCAAGCACGGCCGCCTGCTGGCCGAGTGCGTGCGCAGCCTCGTGTTCGACCATCTGTCCAAGAAGGTGGAGGACGGCGAGGAGACCGACGCGCAGGACTTCTTTTTCCTGTCCAAGGCGCTCAAGGAGCTGTCGCAAGGCATCCGGCACGATCAGGACTTCGAGGACAAGCTGCGCCAGCGGATCGAGGCGGAACAGCGCCGGAAGGTGGCCGACGAGGCCGCGACGGCGGCGACCGAGCACGGGCTCTCCGAGGGCACGGTCGAGGCCATCAAGTCCAAGATCCTCGGCGTGGGCGGCGAGGACGCGACCGGGAATGAGTGAGCTTCCCGTCTCCGAGGCGGAATGGGCGGAGCTGCGGCGCCAGGCCGTGCATGGCCTCCCGGAGGCACTCAAGGGTGCGGAGCTGCCCAATGTCCTGCTTCCCTATCAGCAGGCGTTGCTGGCGACGACGTCGGCCGGACAGGTCACGGTCTGCGAGAAGTCGCGGCGGACCGGCATGACCTGGGCAGCGGCCGCCGACGCGGTTCTCACGGCCGCGTCCGCGCGTCGCGCCGGCGGCATGGATGCCCTGTATCTCGGCTACAACCTCGACATGGCCAGGGAATTCATCGACACCTGCGCCATGTGGGCGTCGTCCCTCATCCCGGCGGCGAGCGCTGTCGAGGAGTTTCTCTTCAGCGACCAGTCGGACGACGGCGACAGCCGGTACATCCAGGCCTTCCGGATCCGCTTCGCGAGCGGCTTCGAGATCATCGCCCTGACGTCGCGGCCGCGCTCGCTGCGCGGGCGCCAGGGCTACGTCATCATCGACGAGGCGGCCTTCCACGACGAACTCCAGGAGCTGCTCAAGGCCGCGATGGCCCTGCTCATCTGGGGCGGTCGCGTGTTGGTCATCAGCACGCACAACGGGGCGGAGAACCCGTTCAACGAGCTTCTCCAGGACGTGCGCGCCGGCAAGCGCCCCTACGGCATCGTGCGCGTGACCTTCGACGAGGCGCTCCACCAGGGTCTCTATCAGCGGATCTGCCTGGTCACGGGCCGAACCTGGTCGGCCGACGGCGAGGCCGAATGGCGCAGTCAGATCTACGGGCACTATGGCGACGACGCGGACGAGGAGCTGCGATGCATTCCGCGCGCCAGCGGCGGGAAGTTCCTTCCGCGCGCCCTCGTCGAGGCGCGGATGGTACCCGACACGCCGGTCCTCCGGTGGGTCAAGGACGATGCGTTCGTGGACGAGTCGGAGCACGTGCGCGCGGCCGACTGCCGGGACTGGCTGGCGGCCGAGCTGCGGCCGCTGCTCAATCGGCTCACGGCCTACACGCGCACCTTCCTGGGCGTGGACTTCGGGCGGACCGGCGATTTGACCGTCTTCTGGCCGATCGTCCTCGAGGAGAACACGACCCGGCGCACGCCGTTCGTGGTCGAGCTTCGCAACGTGCCGTTCCTGCAGCAGGAGCAGATCCTGCGCTATCTGGTGGACCGCTTGCCGCGCTTTTCCGCGGGCAAACTGGACGCGCGGGGCAACGGCCAGTTTCTGGCCGAGCGCGCCCGGCAGCTCTATGGCGCCTCGGTGATCGACGAGGTTCAGCTGAGCGAGCCGTGGTACCGGGAGAACATGCCGCCGATGAAGGCGGCCTTCGAGGACGGCACGATCACGCTCCCCGAGGACGCCGACATTCTCGACGACTTCCGCTCCCTGGAGGTCGTGCGCGGGGTGGCGCGGATCCCGGAGAAGGCACGCACGAAGGGCAAACACGGGCAGCGTCACGGCGACGCGGCGGTGGCGGCGGCATTGGCCTATGCCGCCTCGCGCGAGGACGGCGGACCGGTGGAGGTCATGACGGCGGGCGAGGCGCCCGCCGGCGCGCGTGCGTTCGGCGCTGCGGACGCGCCGGCGGACTGGCCCAGTGCGGGCGACTTCGCCGATTTCATGGGGACCTGATGACGGACAAGCCCGTTTACGAAGAGATCGCGAGCAGCCGTGATGGCGAGGACGCGGCGGGCGGCCTGGTCGATGCCCTCCGCCAGCCGCGCGACGAGATCCTGCGCACGCGCGGCCAGGGCGACCTTGAGATCTACGAGCAGGTCAAGCGCGACGATCAGGTGCACAGCGCGTTGCAGCAGCGCTTCGAGGCCACGATCGCGCGCGACTGGATCGTCGAGCCCGGCGGTTCGCGCCAGCGCGACCGCCGGGCCGCCGACTTCCTGCGCGCGCAGCTCCAGGGCCTGCGCTTCGACGACATCACCCGCAAGATGCTCAACGGGATCTTTTACGGCTACGCGGTCGCCGAGTGCCTGTGGGTGCCGGACGGCGGCCAGGTCGTGCTCGACGACATCCGTGTGCGTCGGCAGCGGCGCTTCGCCTTCGACATGGACGGCGGGCTACGCTTGTTGAGGCGCGGTGTGCCAAAAGGCGAGCCAATGCCGGGTCGCAAGTTCTGGACGTTCAGCGCCGGCGGCGACGACGACGACGACGTCTACGGCCGCGGGCTCGCCTACTGGTGTTACTGGCCCGTCTGGCTCAAGCGCAACGGCCTGCGCTTCTGGTCGATCTGGATGGAGAAATTCGCCGCGCCGACCGCCATGGGCAAGCTCCCGCAAGAGGCCTCCGACGAGGAGCGCAAGAAGCTCATGCACGCGCTGCGCTCGATCACCCTCGACAGCGCCGTGATCATGAACCAGACCCAGGAAGCCCACCTCATGCAGGCGCTGAACAGCGCCGGCGGCGACTATCAGCTGTTCTACAAGCAGATGGACGCCGCCGTTTCGAAGGTCGTCCTGTCCCAGACCATGACTACGGATGACGGCTCCTCGCGCGCCCAGGCCGAGGTGCACGAGGACGTCAAGGACGACGTGGTCGACAGTGACGCCGACCTGGTCTGCGAGAGCTTCGCCGACCAGGTCGGGCGCTGGTTGACGGACTGGAACTTTCCCGGCGCGCAGCCGCCCCGCGTCAGCCGGCCGGCGGACGAGGGCGAGGACCTCAAGGCGCGCGCCGAGCGCGACCTGACGATCACCAAAATGGGTTACGCGCCCACGCAGGATTACATCGACGAGACCTACGGCGAAGGCTTCGAGCCGCGCCAGGCATCCGCGCCCGCGGGTGACCGGGCGTCCAGCTTCGCCGAGGAGTCGGGCGGCGCGGCGGCCGAGGCCGAGGATCAGCGCGATGATCTGGCCGACCAGCTCGAAGAGGTGACACGCGCACACACCGACGCCTGGCTGGATGAGATCCGCCGCATCCTGGACACCTCCAGCGACTTCGGCGAGGCGATGCGGCGGCTCGAGACGCTCCATCCCGAGCTGGACGTGAGCGAGCTGGCCAAGACCATCGGCGACGGCCTGGCGGTGGCGAACCTCGCCGGCCGGGGCGACACGGCCGACGCGCAATGACGTTCGAGACGCTCGCCGAGGGCCAGCCCTTCCAGGAAGCCGCGGACTTTTTCGGGCAGAAGCTCGCCCTGCCCACCCAGCGCTGGACGGACATCCGCGAGGGCGAGCACAGCAAGGGCTTCGTCGTCGCCGGCGCGCAGAAGGCGTCGCTCCTGGCCGATTTCCAGAACGCCCTGCAGAAGGCGTTCGACGACGGCGAGACCCTGGCCGATTTCCGCAAGCGGTTCGACGAGACCGTCCGGCGGCACGGCTGGAGCTACAAGGGCAGCCGGGGCTGGCGGACTCGGGTCATCTACCAGACCAACGTGCGCCAGGCCTACAACGCCGGCCGGTGGCAGCAGGCCCAGCGCCTGCGCGAGAGCCATCCCTATCTGCGCTACGAGGCGATCGACGACGGCCGCACGCGGCCCCAGCACGCGGCATGGGACGGCACCTTGCTGCCGAGCGACGATCCCTGGTGGGACACGCACCATCCCATGAACGGCTGGGGGTGCCGATGCACCGCGCTCCCCGTGTCCAAGCGCCAGGCCGACGCGCAAGGGCTGTCGGTCTCCGAGCGGCCGCCGGTCGAGATGGAGAACCGCCCGGTCAACACGGCCGCGGGACAGGTGAACTGGCCCACGCCCAAGGGCGTCGACACGGGCTTCGGCTACAACGTCGGGCGCGCCGGCCACGGCGACATCGACCAGCATCAGACCATGGCCGCCTGGGCGCGGAACGCCGACCGGTGGGAGCGCCGCACGGACGGCGACTGGGAGCGCGAGGGGCGGCCCGCCGAGCTGCCCGCGGCCCAGGGCGCGGGCGATCCGGCGCGGCCGCGGCGCGGCAACATGGATGCGCTCAATTGGTCGCGCGAGGTCCTGGGCGGCGAGACCACGACGGTCGAGCTGCCCGACGCCAGTCGGGTCGCGCTGTCGGCGCGGGCCCTTGCGGACAACCTGGACGAATCGGCGCTCGAGCGCCTGCCGGCGGCCGTCGCCACGCTGCAGTCGCCCCAGGAGACCTGGCTCGCCTTCGAGCGCCACCGGGACACGGGCCAGGTCGAGCTACGCCGGCGGCTGCTCCGGCGCAGCGGCGACACGGCCGTGACCGTCCAGCTCGGGCGCAACACCGTCGAGGCGGTGCATGCGGAGACGCCGGACGCGGCGAACCGGCATCGCGTCGGGCGACTCATACAAGGCCGCTGAGTCGCGTCGCCGCCGGCCGGGGCGTGCCCACGGCCGCGCCCGCCGACCCCGCTCTCACAGCTCTTAAACGCTCTTAACGGGCCTTCGCGCGCGGTACCACGACCGTCGTCCTCAGGGTGGGCAAGACGCGCCCGCGCGCCCGGAAATCCTTCAGGGCATTGGCGGGTGGCCGCGCGCGCCACGGTGCGCCTCAAGACCTGAACGCATTCAGAGAGCGCGAGACGATGTACCACGACATGTTCGGCGACCTCGGCAAGGGCTTGCGGATCGGAGCCGTGATCGTGGTCGTGCTGATCGTCGGCGCCTTCGGCCTCGGCGCCTGGCTGTTCTAAGGGGGTCGATCCGTGACGCAGGCCACCATCGAGATCTTTCGCGCGGGCACGCACACCGCGATGAACAACGAGACGATCGGCTTCTCCGAGGCCGATCTGAAGGCGAGCGCGGACGCCTACGACCCCAAGAAGCACGAGGCGCCGATCGTCGTCGGCCACCCGTCCACGGACGCGCCGGCCTACGGCTGGGTCCACGGCCTGCAGCAGGACGGCGCGAGCCTCCAGGCCCGGCTGGACCAGGTCGATTCCAAGTTCGCCGAGGCCGTGCGCGACGGCAAGTACAAGAAGGTCTCGGCGAGCTTCTACAAGCCCGACAGCCCGAACAACCCGGTCGGCGGCGTCTACTACTTGCGCCACGTGGGTTTTTTGGGCGCACAACCACCGTCGCTGAAAGGGCTTCAGCCCGTCGAGCTGGGCGAGGCCGGCGACGACGCGGTGACGATCGAGTTCGGCGAGGTCTCGGGCTTTAAGATCGGGGACGCCCTGCGCTCGCTGCGCGATTGGCTGATCAGCCAGTTCGGCACCGAGGCCGCCGACGAGGCGCTGCCGCCGACCCTCGTGACCAGCGTGCAGGAAGAGGCGGCCGCCGACGACGCCGAGGGCGAAGCCGCGGGCTTCGCCGATCCGAGCCACCGGACAACGGAGGGACCCGTGACCGGAAAAACACCCGGCAACGGCGGTACGCAACCCGCCCCCGCCACCGATCCGGCCGAGCTGGCGCGCCGAGAGCGCGAGGTGCAACGCCGCGAGGCCGAGTTCGCCGAGCAGCAGCGCCAACAGCGTCGGACGCAGCGCGAGCAGTTCCTGGACGGCCTGGTCAAGGACGGCCGGCCGCTACCCTGCGAGAAGAATCGCCTGCTGGCGTTCATGGACAGTCTCGACGGCCGGGACGCCGTCCAGTTCGGCGAGGGCGAGACCCAGGACCCGAACAAGTTCCTGATGGACGAGGTTCTGGGCCGGCTGCCGAAGCAGGTCGAGTACGGCGAGCGCGCCCCGGCGGATCCGCAGCCGGACGAGGCGACCGACGCCCAGGCGCTCGCTCGGGACGCGGTCGCGTATCAGGAGAAGATGCGCGGCTCGGGCATCGAGGTCTCGACCTCCGAGGCGGTCGCGGCCGTCAGCCAGCCGTCCGGCAAGACGGGGGCGTAAGCCATGGCCCAGAAAGGCAATCCCCTGCTCACCAAGGGCGTCAAGGCGGCCGGACCCATCGGCCGTTACCGCATCGCCGCCTTCGACGGCGAGGGCCGGCTGACCCAGGCCACGGACCCCAAGGATGCCCTCGTCGGCGTGGCGGACCTGGGCGCGGTTCGCCAAGGCCAGATCTGCGACGTCCACCTCGCCGGCATCGTGGCCGTCGAGTACGGCGGCGCGGTCGCCCACGGCGACTGGCTCACGACCGACGATCAGGGCCGCGCGGTGAAGGCCGACGGCGGCGACAAGCGCGCCATCGGCCTCGCCTGGATCGACGGCGTGGCCGGCGATCACGGCCTCGCCTTTCTCGCGCCCCAACAGACCAAGGGATAACCGCAGATGGCACCCGTCCGTCCCTTCCCGACGAACCCGCACCGCACGGCGATCGCGATCGCCTACAAGAACACCGACATGATCGCCGACGCCGTGCTCCCGCGCATCACCGTGGGCAACGAGCGCTTCACCTGGTTCGAATACGACTCGGCCGAGCGCTTCACGGTCCCGGAGACCGAGGTCGGGCGCACCTCCGCGCCCACGCGCCTGGAGTTCTCGGGCAAGGAGCGCGAGGCGCGGACCCAGGATCGCGGCCTCGATGCGCCGGTGCCGCAGACCGACATCAACGAGGCGCCCGAAGGCCACAGCCCGCTCGACCAGGCCACCGAGTACCTCAGCGATATCCTGGAACTGGACCGCGAGGTGCGCGTGGCGAAGAAGGTGTTCGACGCCGGCGCCTATCCGGATTCCAATAAGGAAGCCCTGGCGAACACCGACCAGTGGTCGAACCCGTCGAGCAAGCCGCTCGACCAGCTTATGGACGCGCTGGATACGCCGCTCATGCGGCCGAACCTCCTGGTCCTGGGGCAGCTGGCGTGGACCAAGCTCCGCCAGCATCCGCAGATCGTCAAGGCGGTGAACGGCAACAACGGCGAGGCCGGTGTCGTCACACGCCAGCAGCTCGCGGACCTGCTGGAGATCGACGAGATCATCGTCGGCCAGGGCCGGGTGAACATTCAGCGCCCCGGCCAGGATCCGGAGCTGAACCGCGTCTGGGGCCCGCACGCCCTGCTTTGCTACCGCAACCGCCAGGTGGCCCAGCAGCGCGGCCTGACCTTCGGCTACACCGCGCAGCGCGGCAATCGAATGGCCGGCGACTGGCAGGACAAGGACATCGGCCTCGAGGGCGGCCGCATCGTCCGCGTGGGCGAGCAGGTCGAAGAGGTCATCGCCGCGCCCCTCGCCGCCTACTTTTTCGAGAACGTCGCCAACCCGTAACCGAAAGGCGAGGCCATGCCCAGCTACAGCGTCGAGCATCCGATCCGCTACGACGGCCAGCGGCGCGCCGCCGGCGAGACGGTCGAGATGCCCAAGGACGTCGCCGCGCCGCTCCTGGATCGCGGCTACCTGCGCCAGGTCGCGGCGGACGGCGACGGCGGCGCCAAGTCGGGCGGCAAGGGCGCCAAGGGCGGCCGCGGCAACCCTGGCGGCGAGGGCTGATCCATGGCCTACGCGGGCGTCGACGACCTCCAGGCGCGAGCCGAGCACAAGATCCTGCGCCAGCTGGCCAGCGACGACGGCGAGACGCTCGACGACGCCCGGATCCAGCAGGCCCTCGACGACGCCGCCAGCGTGATCGACGGCTACCTCGCGCCGCTGCCGCGGGAGCACCGGCCGCACGGCGACGTGCTCATCCCCTACGCCTGCGATATCGCCATGTACCGCCTGTCGCTGCGCCGGCCGGGCCAGACCTTCCAGGCCATCAAGGCCGCGCGCGACGACGCCATCCGGTACCTCGAGCGCGTGGCCCAGGGAAAGTTCGCCGGCGGGGGCTCGGCCGCCGGCGCCAGCGGCGGGGCCTCCGCGAGCCTCGACGGCGACATCCTCGTGTCCGGACCCGAGCCGGTCATGACGCGCGAGACGCTCAAGGACCTCTGAGATGCCCGTGACGCTCAACGCCCGCATCAAGGACGACGGCGCGGACACGGCGCTCGCGCGGCTGGCCGGCCGGCTGATCGACCGCCAGCCGGCCATGGACGAGATCGGCGCCGAGCTGCAGGCGTCGACCCATCAGCGCTTCCGCGAGCAGCGCGGGCCCGACGGCGAGCGCTGGCAGGCGCTGGCGCCGGCGACGCTGCTGGGCCGCGCGGGCAAGAAGGCCCGCACCAAGAGCGGCGGCTTTACCAAGCGCGCGCGCACGCGCATGGACAACGCCAAGATCCTGCGGGACACGGGCGAGCTTTTCCAGTCGATCAGCTTCCAGGCGTCCCCGAGCCGGGTCGCCGTGGGCACGAACAAGCGCTACGCCGCGATCCACCAGTTCGGCGGCAAGGCCGGGCGCGACGGCACAACGCGGATCCCGGCGCGGCCCTTCCTGGGCATCGCCGAGGCGGACCGGCAAATGATCACCGACGTCCTCACGCGCCACCTGGAGGGCCGCTGAGATGCCGTTCGTCGACGAGATGCTCGAGGGCATCCTCGGCCAGCTCCGGGCCGTGGTGACGACGCTCAAGGTCGAGCCGTTCCCGGAGGACCCGGCGAACTACGAGCTGTTCCATCCCTGCGGGGCCGTCCTCGTCGCCTACGACGGCTCGCCCCGGTACAGCGAGAGCCGGGACACGGGCGTCAACGTCCAGGACCGCACCGTCCAGTTCTCAACTACCCTGTTGCTGCGCAACCTGCGCGGGCCCGACGGCGCGCACCGCTACCTGGACACGGTCCGGCTCGCCCTCAACGGCTACAAGCTGCCGGGCGCCGGCGGCGGCTCGAAGCTGCGGCCGAACGGCGAGCGCCTGGTCGACCACACCGACGGCGTGTGGCGCTACGAGATCGTGTTCCAGGGCGTCGTGCCCGAGGTCGAGCAGGACACGGCCGAGAGCCTGCCGATCCTGGAGCGGATCACGCTCGACTGCACGGCCACCGGCCAGACCACGGAGATCACCGACGATGAGCAGTAAGACCGCCCGCTTCCGCTACAGCGGCCCCGTCTCGAGCGTGACCTTGCGCCAGGATGAGGGCGATCGCGACATCACCCTGTCTCCCGGCGAGACCTACGAGCTGCCCGCGGATCATCCGCACGTCCAGCGGCTGCTGGCGCGCGCACACCTCGACCGCCTGCCCGAGGCGGACTCGGGCAAGAAGCGCACCGGCGGCAAGACCGGCGGATCGAAGGGCGCCCAGGGCGACGCCCAGGCCACGGCAGAGGGGAGCTGAGCCATGCCCGCCAATTTCCTCCACGGATCGGAGACGATCGAGATCCGCAAGGGCCCGGTCCCGATCCGGCGCGTCAAGACGGCCGTCGTCGGCCTGATCGGCACGGCGCCCACGCATCTCCTCAAGGACGGCAACGCCACGCTCAACGAGCCCAAGCTCGTGCTCTCCGGCGAGGACGCGGGCAAGTTCGCGGGCCCGGAGGTGCCGGGCTTCACCATCCCGCGGGCCCTGGACGGGATCTTCGACCAGGGCGGCACCACGGTCGTGATGGTCAACGTCTTCGACCCGGCCACGCACAAGCAAAGCGTCACCGGGGAGAGCCACACCTTCGGCGACGACGATCGCGTCCAGCTGGCCAACGCGACCCACGGCATCGTCACGGCCACGGTCAAAAGCGACGACGGGCAAACCACCTACGCGGCCGGCGAGGATTACGAGCTGGACAAGCGCACCGGCGAGATCCGGCGCCTGCCGAACGGCCGGATCGCCGCCGGCGCGACGATCGCGGTCGATTACGACCACGCTCGGCCGGGCGCGGTCGGGGCCAGCGAGATCATCGGCAGCGTCGACGCGGGCGGCAACCGGACGGGCGGCCAGGCCCTGCTCAACAGCTTCAACCGCTTCGGCTTCTGGCCGAAGATCCTGATCGCGCCCGGCTACAGCACGCAGACCTCGGTCGCCGGTGAGCTGGAGATCCTGGCGGCCTCGGACAACCTGCGCGCCGTGGGCCTGGTCGACGCGCCGGTGGGCACCACGCGCGACGACGCGCTCGCCGGCCGCGGGCCCGACGGCGATATCAATTTCCAGTTCGGCTCGGATCGGATGATCCTGTGCTATCCGCACGTCGAGGTCTTCGACCAGGCCACCGAGACCACGCGGCTGGAGCCGTACAGCCCGCGCCTGGCGGGCGTGATCGCGCGCACGGACGAGGAGTCCGGCTACTGGTTCTCGCCGTCGAACAAGACGATCCGCGGCATCACCGACATCGAGTTCGACCTCTCGGCGATGATCAACAATCCGCAATCGGACGTGAACCAGCTCAACGCGGCCGGCATCGTCACGGTGTTCAACTCGTTCGGGTCGGGCCATCTCACCTGGGGCAACCGCTCGAGCGCGTATCCGCGCTCGACCTATCCGACGAACTTCATCGCCACCCGGCGCACGGCCGACATGGTTCACGAGAGCCTGGAGTTCGCCATGCTCCAGTTCCTGGACCGGCCGATCAATCAGGCGCTGATCGACGCGATCGTCGAGAGCGGCAACGGCTTCATCCGGGAGCTGATCGGCCGCGGCGCCCTGATGCCGGGCTCGAAGATCGAGTTCTTCAAATCCAAGAACCCGGACACCCAGATTGCGAACGGCCACCTGGTCTTCGCCATCACCATGCTGCCCCCGCCCGCGGCGGAGCGAATCACGTTCGAGAGCTTGCTGGACATCAATCTGCTCTCGAACCTGCAGGCCGCCGCTTAAGGAGCCGCCGCCATGCCGGAGTACAACAAGGTCTTCAACGCGAACGTCTACCTGGCGGACAAGTCCCTGGTGGGCCGCGCCCAGGAGGTCGGGCTTCCCGACCTGGAGTTTTCCCAGCACGAGCACACCGGGCTGGGCATGTTCGGCTCGATCGAGATGCCGCAGGGCCTCAACGCCCTCACGGCGTCGATCAAATGGAACGGGTTCTACGCCGATCATCTCAAACACGGGAGCAACCCGTTCAAGCGCCACAGCTTCCAGATCCGCGGCAGCGTGGACGTCAACGCGCCCGGCGGGCGGGTCGAGGAGCTGCCGGTGGTCTGGCACCTGAACGCCGGCTGGAAGAAACAGGGCCTGGGCTCGCCGAAGCCCAAGGAAGCCATGGAGTTCGAGGACGAGCTGGCGGTGACCTACGTCAAGGTCACGCACGGCGGCACGGACGTGATGGAAATCGACGTCTTCGAGAACATCTGGATCGTCGACGGCGAGGACGTCATGGCCACGTGGCGCGAGAACCTGGGGATCTAGACACGTCGCGGCGGACGGGCGTCGCGACCGAGACCCGCGTGAGAGGCAAGCAAGGGAGCCGAGAGGATGGCGACGGACACCACGGCAAGCGGCGGCGCGGCCGAACAGACCAGCGGGGGCGGCGCGGCCAACGCGCGGACGGTGCCGCTGCCCGACGGGCGCAAGGCGAAGGTCAAGCAGGCAAAGGGCCAGGACCTGGTCAACGCCGGGCGCATGGCCGGCGGCACCGATCCCATGATGATCATGATGGGCCTGATCGCCGCGACCACGACGATCGACGGCGAGGCGCTCACGATCGAGGAGGTCCTGGAGCTGGACCTGGGGCTCATCAACCCGATCATGCAGGCGCTCGGCGGGGGAAACGCGCTCTCGTTACCCGGCAGCACATCGCTCAACTGAAGGCCGAGGGATACGCCTCGCACGGCGAGCTGATGGCGATGGACTGGGATGAGCTGCTCGGGGAGCTGGAGGATTACGCCGAGTACGTCCGGCGCAAGAACGAGGCGGTCAAGGCACAGAGCGGGGGTTAGCTTTCCCCCTTGCGGGCTTTCTTGCGCTCCTGCCGGGCGGCGTCGTCGGCTTTGGCCTGTTCCCAGCCTTCTCGCAACGCCTTGGGCATGTCCGCGAAAAGCCCGAAGATGAAGCGCAAGAGCATGTAGCCGAGGACGGCCGCGAGGATCAGCCCCGCGATGCCGAAACCGACTGCGAGAAACATGAAGAACGTCTCAAGCATGCCGTCCTCCCGCGAACGTTGATGGGCGAAAGGTGGACCCGATGGAGAGCATGTTCAACCTCGCCGTGATGCTCTCGGCCATCGATCGCGCCTCCGGGCCGATCAAGCAGGTCCGCCAGTCCCTGGGCACGCTCGCCGAACAGGCCGACGCCGTGCAGCGCGTGGGCGAGTCCATGACCATCGCCGGCGCGCTCACCCAGGGCGCGGCCGACCAGATGACCGGCGCCCTGGGCAACCTGATCCAGCCCGCCATCGACTTCGAGAGCAAGATGGCGGACGTGAAGAAGGTCGTGGACTTCGAGAAACCGGCGCAGTTCGCGTCGATGGGCGAGGACATCCGCGAGCTGTCCACCGAAATCCCGGTCGCCGCCGGCGGTCTGGCGGACATCGTCGCGGCCGCCGGGCAGAGCGGCGTCGCGCGCGAGAACCTCACCGCGTTCGCCGAGGACGCGGCGAAGATGGCGACCGCCTTCGACATGACCGCGGCCGAGGCCGGCCAGGCGATGGCGGATATCCGGGCTGGCATCAAGATTAGTCAACCCGAGATGGTTGGGTTGGGCGATGCCGCGAATTTCCTTAGCAACAATATGAACGCCGCTGCGGGCGACATCGTGACGATGATGAAGCGCCAGGGCGCGGTGGCGAAGTCCGCCGGCCTGGCGGCGGGGGAAACGGCGGCGCTATCCGCGGCGCTTCTCAACTCCGGGCAACCGGCGGAGGTCGCGGCCACGGCGATGAAGAACCTGACGGGAACGCTGTCCGGCGGCGAGGAAGCGCGCACGAAAACCAAGGAGGGCCTAGAAGAGCTCGGGTTCGACGTCCAGAACCTGGCGCAGCTCATGCAAAAGGACGCTCAGGGAGCCATCACCTCGATATTCCAGGCGCTTTCGGAGCTGCCGGAAGCCGCCCAAGGAGCGAAGGTAAAAAAGATCTTCGGGGAGGAGAGCCGCGGCGCGATCACCCCATTACTCACCAATCTTGATGCCCTGGAGAAGGCGTTCGGTCTGGTCGGCGACCAGGCCCAGTACGCAGGTTCCATGGAGGCGGAGTACGAAGAGAAGAAGGACGCGACCGCCAACGCCATCAAGCTTTTCAATCATCAGCTTGATGACCTTCGGATCACCCTGGGCTCGTTCGTGTTGCCGGCGATGAACGACGCGCTGCCCGTGCTCCAGGACATCGTCGAGGGCATGAAGGGCTTCGCCGAGGCGAACCCGCTCATCTTCCGGACGGCGATGATCCTGGGAAGCCTGCTGGCGGCGATCCTCGCGGTGGTCGCGCCGATCCTCACGGTCACCGGCGGGCTAACCCTCATGGGCTCGCAGGGCATGAAGGGTCTCAGACACCTCCGCGACGGCTTCAAATGGCTACGACCGAGGGCGCTGAACGCCATCCAGGACGTCACGCGCTTCACCGCGCGTATTGTGCTTATGACATCGCGCGTGACCGGCGCGGGCAGCGCATTCACCAGCCTCGCCATGCAGATTTCCCTGTTCCGCCAGAGCCTGGCGGGCACACCCGGCTTGCTGGGCAAGACGCGCGTGGCATTGACCGCGTTCGGCGGCGCGCTCCGCGCGGTCGGCATGGCGATGCTCTCGACCCCGATCGGGTGGATCGTGGGCGCGATCGCCTTGGTGGGCGGCGCCATCTACAAGTGGTGGGAACCACTGACGAACTGGCTCAGCGGCTTTTGGCAGGGGCTCTCAAGCGCCTTTCAAGGCGTGAGCAAGACCCTGGCTGGCGTGGGGAGCGCCCTCGGTTCGCTTGGCCCGTTCCTAGAGGGCGTCACGATCCCCGCCCGGTGGCTGTGGCAAGCGATCTCCGGGATCGGCTCCGCAATCGGCTGGGTGATCGGGCAGATCGGATCCCTGCTCTCGCCGGTCGATCAAACCAAACAAGAGGCGGCCGCGACGGCCGATGCCGGCGCTGCGATGGGCCGCGTGATCGGGAGCGTTCTGGTGTCCGCGATCCGCGTCGTGACCGCGCCGCTGCGGTTCCTGATCCGTCTGTTCGGGTGGATCGCCGATGCGGCGACCTCGGGCCGGGCGATGCTCACGACCTTCGCCGACGGCGTGGCGGCCGCGGCGAGCGCGCCGTATGAGGCGGTCACGTCGGCCCTCGGCTGGGTGCGCGACCTGCTGCCGTTCTCGGACGCGCGGACCGGGCCGCTGTCGGATCTCACGACGTCGGGGCGACAGCTCCTGCTGACGATCGCCCAGGGCATCGCCAGCGTGGCGACGGCGCCGGTGCGGGTCATGTCGAGTGTCGCGGGGTCGATCCTGGGCGCGTTCGACCTCGACCTGGCCGGCATCGCCCGGTCGGCGGTGGACGCCGTGGCCTCGACGGTCGGCCGGATCGCCGGGGCGCCGGTGACCGCGGCCGCCGGCCTTGCCGCCGACGTCGCCGGCGCGTTCGACCCCGCGCTCGCCCCGGCCGCGCGCTCGGCCGTCCAGTCGGTCACGAGCACGATCCGCTCGCTCGCCTCGGACCCCGTGGGCGCCGTCACGGATCTGGCCGGGCGGATCGCCGGCGCGTTCGACGTGGACCTGGTGGGCGCCGGGAAGGCCGCCATGGACACCGTGGCCGAGGGGGTGCGGGCCGCGGCCAGCGCGCCCGCACGGGCGGCGGAAAGCGCGCTCGACGGCGTGCGCGAGCTGCTGCCGTTCTCCGACGCGCGCGCGGGGCCACTCTCGGATCTGACCCGCTCCGGCCAGCGCCTGGCGCAGACCATCGGCCAAGGCGTCGCGGCGGCGGGGAGCGCCCCCATCGCCCGGCCGTTGTCGGCGGCGTTCGCCGGCGCCATGGCCACGGCGGCGTCCGCGTCGCCGCCGGCGCTCGCGGCGCCCGAGGTCACGCCGCCCGAGCCCCCGCCAGCCGTGCAGCCGATCCACCAGCGGGTCGATCCGGCCACGCCGCCGACGCCCGAGGCGGCCGTGCAGCCGGTGCGCCGGCAGGTGATTCCGGCGGTTCCCCCGGCGCCGCCCCCGGCCGTTCAGCAGGTCGAGCAGCAAGTGGCGGCCGCGAGCCCACCGGCGCCGCCGGACGCCATCCAGCAGGTGCGCGCGGCCGTGCCGCGCATCGACCCGCCCACCCCGCCGCCGATCGTCCAGCGGGTCCGGCGGCTGGTCGAGGACGCGCCGGCGCCCGCGTTGCCCGAGCTGCGGCAGACGGTGCGGCCCGCGGCGGCGGCCCTGCCCACGGCGGCCACCGCCGCGGCGTCGGCGCCCACGCCGCCAGCGCCCGCTGCGGCGACGACGCCCGCCCCCGCGCCGCGGATCGCGCCGCTGCCGTCGCCGTCGCCCGCCGCGGCCGAATCGCCGCGCGGCGCGCCCAGCGATGGGGGCGGCGACGTCCACGTGACGGTGAACCTGACGGTCGAGGGTGGCCAGCCGGACGGCGACCTGGCGGAGCGGCTGGACGCGCTGCTGCGCGAGCGCGCCGAGGACATCGCCGACCTGGTGGACCGGCAGGGCCGCCGCCGGCGCCGGCGCGGCTTCGAGGACGATCGCGGATGACCCTGGCGTTCCTGGGCGAGATCCAACTGTCGATCCTGCGCGTGAAGGGCTTGGAGCTGAGCGACTCCTGGCGCTACGCCGAGCACGGCGTGGTCGAGGGCCGGCCGCGCCTGCAGCATACCGGCAAGGGCCTGCGCGAGGGCTCGATCGACGTCGCGCTGCGGGCCGAGCACGGGGATCCGGACGCCATGCGCGAGCGCCTGATCGCCCTGGCCGACCGGGGCGAGGCGGTTTCCCTCCTGCGGGGCGACGGCACGGACCTCGGGCGGTTCGTCATCACCCAGCTGTCCGATGCGCCGAGCTGGACCTTCGCCGACGGCAAGCCGATCAGCGTCACCCTGCGGATCTCCCTCAAGGAGTTCGTCGGCGGCGAACGGCCGCGGCCGCGGGGCGACGCGACGAACGCCGGCTCGCCGCTGGCGCGCCGGCCGGCGCGGGACAATCCGCCGCCGGGCGACCCGGCCGACGTCCCCGTGGCGCAAATCGTGAGGCGCGGATCGTGACCCAGGTGGAACACCTCACCCACGTCACCACGCGCGGCGAGCGGTGGGATCAGCTCGCGTATCGCTATTACGGCGATCCGCACCGGTACGAGCCGATCATCCGGGCGAACCCGAGCGTCCCCATCACGCCGACCCTGCCCGGGGGCGTCCGGCTGCTCGTGCCCGTGATTCCGCCCACGGACCTCGTGGCGGAGGCGGATCTGCCACCCTGGAAGCGGAGGCGGTCATGAGCCGGCCGGTCCCGGCGCCGCACTGGACGCTGGTCTACGACGGCGTGGACATCACGCGCGACATCCTGGGCGACGTGATCAGCGTGACCTACACGGACAAGCTGCACGGGGAGAGCGACGACCTCGAGGTCGAGATCGAGGACCGGGACGGCCGGTGGCGCGGGCCCTGGTATCCGGGCAAGGGCGACACGCTGAACGCGGAGGTCGGGCTCGAACCGGGCGTGCGTGTGCCCGCCGGCCGCTTCAAAATCGAGGAGCTGACCTTCGCCGGTCGCGGCCAGGGCGACACCGTGACCATCCGCGCCCTTGCGGCCGCGATCACGCGGGATCTGCGCACCCGCCGCTCAAAGGCATATGAGGGAGTGACCCTGCGCACGATCGTCGACCGGATCGCCGCGCGCCACGACCTCGAGGTCGTGGGCGACGTCGCGCACGTCCCCTTCGATCGGGTGAGCCAGGACGACGAGAGCGACCTGGCGTTCCTTAAGCGGATCGCCGAAACCCACGGGCACGCGGCGACCGTGCGCGGCGAGCAGCTCGTGTTCCAGGAGCTGGACGGCCTGCGCGGGGCGAAGGTGGTCACGCGCCTGGCCCGTCCGGACCTCACGAGCTACCGGCTCGATGACCAGGGCGAGCGCATCTACAAGGCGGCGACGGTTGCCTACCAGGATCCGGGGAGCAAAGAGCTGGTCGAGCACACCGTCCAGGCCGAGGGCGTCGAGAGCGGCGACACCCTCAAGGCGCAGGTGCGCGCCGAGAACCCGGCGCAGGCCGAACGCAAGGCCAAGGCGCTCCTGGACCGGCGCAACCGCCGGAAGGTCGCGGGCAGCCTCAGGGTCGACGCGCGGCCGACCCTGGTGGCGGGCGTCAAGCTGGGCTTGACGGGCATGGCGAAGCTGAGCGGGCCGTACCTGGTCACGCAGTCGCGGCACAAGCTCGACCGCGGGGGCGGCTACGTGACCGACCTGGAGGTGGAGCGTGTATAGGCTGGGCGTGGTCACGCGGACCGATCCGGCGACCTGTCGGGTCAAGGCGCGCTTTCCCGCGCGCGACGACGTCGAGAGCTGGTGGCTCGACGTGATCCAGCCCAAGACCCACCGCGACAAGGCCTACTGGATGCCGGACGTCGGCGAGCATGTGGCCTGCCACCTCGACGAGCACGGCGAGGACGGCGTGGTCTCCGGCGCCATCTATTCCAGCGCCGATCCGGTCCCCGTCGAGAGCCAGGACGTCCGCCAGACGACGTGGGCCGACGGCGCCGTCGAGGTCTACGACCGCGCCGGGCACAGCTATCTCCTGGACGTTCCCGCCGGCGGCGAGATCCGGTTGCGCGTCGGGCGCTCCGAGCTGGTCATCGCTGACGGCCAGGCGACGCTGCGCACCCCACGGTTCCAGGGCGAGCAGTCATGAACGGCATCGCGGTCAAATCCCTGGACGCCGCGGGCGGCGCGCAGATCGCCGGCGGCCAGCCGTTCTTCTTCGTCGAGGGCGAGCTGGTGGTGGTGCACGGCGATCCCGTCCAGGGGCACGGCCCGCCGCCGCACAGCCCGCCCCCGCCGATGGTCGAGTCCACACCCTGGATGACCCTCAACCGCATCCAGGTCTGCCGGGAAGGCCACGCGGCCGCGTGCGGGCACACCACGACCGGCCGCCCGTGGTTCGCCATTCCCTGACCTGAACGCGTTCCGGGCATGACGGGCGCGGGGGCTCGCGCAGGCTGTGGGCCATGGTCGAGGCCGTGACGGATATCCGGGCGCTGCACTGGCAGCCCGAGCTGGGCGCGGACGGCGAGGTCGTCACGGCCGTCGCCGACGTCGCGCAGGCGATCCGGATCGTCCTGGTGACGCCGAAAGGCTCGGATCCGCACAGGCCGGAATTCGGCAGCGACAACCACCGCTACATCGACATGCCCGTGACCGAGGCGCGGCCGCACGTCGTGCGCGCCTCGCGCGAGGCCATCGAGCGGTGGGAGCCGCGCGCGGCCGTGATCCGCGTGACCGTCGAACCGGGGCACGCCCGGCTGCGCGTTCGGGTGGCCTGGCGCCTGGCCGACGGCCTGGACGCCGAGCAGACCACGGAGGTCGAGCTGTGACCAACGGCCTGCCGCATCCGGACTTCGTCGCGCGCGACCCGGAGACGGTCACCGGCGAGCTGATGGCCGGGTACGAGGAAATGTCGGGGCGCCCGCTCCAGCCGGCGCAGGTGGAGCGCGTGCTCATCGACATGGTCGCCTACCGGGAGACGCTGCTGCGCCAGATGATCCAGCTCACCGGCGAGCAGACCCTGCTCGCCTTCGCGGCCCACCCGATGCTCGATTACCTGGGCCAATTCTGGGGCGTCGAACGCCTGCCCGCGCGTCCGGCCGTCACGGCGCTCAGCTTCACCACCACGGCCGAGAGCGAGGGCCTGGTGGTCGTGCCCGCCGGGACGCGGGTGCGATCCAAGGACGGCGCGGTCGACTTCGCGGTCGATCACGACGTTCTGGTCACGGGCGGCGGCGGCACGGGCGAGATGGACGCCACGGCCCAGGCCGAGGGGACCATCGGCAACGGCTACCGCCCCGGCGAGATCGCCACCCTGGTCGATCCCGTCGACGGCGTCGCGGGCGTCGAGAACGTCCAGCCGAGCTTCGGCGGCGCGGCGGCCGAGACCGACGATCGCTACCGCTCGCGCATCCAGGAGTCGCCCGAGCGCCTGTCCGTCGCGGGTCCCTACGGCGCCTACCGCTTTCACGCGCGCAGCGTGAGTCAGTCGATCATCGACGCCGCCGTGACCAATCCCGAGCCGGGCA